ATACTCGTTTTTATGTGTGTATTTGTTAAGCATTGTAAAATCTTGAGTTGACAAATCAAATGCAACATTTGCTGGATGTGAAGTTTCAAGTGCTTTTTTAATTTCACCTTTAAATATTTTCCTATTGTATTTCAACATAGGCGAATACTCTCTTTTTGTGTAAACCCTATCTACAAGTAATCCGTTACCAGTCATTTTAAATTCATCGTTTTCTGTTCTAGCAGAATGCTGGTTTCTAGCTTCTTGTATGCTTGGAACATTGTCCATCATCCAGGTCATATTCTCTATTTCTTTTTTTATAGACTGAAGTTCTTTTTTTGTATATAAATCTTCAATGTATATATATCCAAAGTCATCCAATCTATTTTTATGTATCTTCATATTCTTCTCCTAAGAAGACCACGAATAGATTAATTACTCAACAATTGCTGATCTTGCTTGTGACCTTTTTGTTGTTATTTCTGAAGGAACAGCAGTCCCACCTTCAGCAGCTCTAAGAACATACCAATCTGTCATAACTAAATACTGTCTGTTCTTAAAATTTAAACTTGTTTGTGTGTCTGCTATTGTTCCTGTATCACTATCAAAAGTCTGACCACCAACAATATGATTGCCAAACTTAGCTTGATACCAATCTGTAGGAGTTACTTTTATTTCTTTTGCGACAAAAGGGTAATCATCTGCAAAAGTAGGTAACACATCTGCTGTCCAGGGGCCATTTTCTATAGCACCTGTGCTTTTATTAATTTCTAAATATTCCATGTTAATTCCTTCTAATTAAATTTTTAATTACCAACTGACATAAAGCCTTCCAGCGTGACCATTACCACCTTCACCACCTGACCAGCCTCCGCCGCCGCCTCCGCCGCCATAAGCACCTCCATGACCGCCTTCACCATACGCTCCCATACCTCTTGAACCGCCTTCACCTTCGTTACCTTGTGAGTCACCTCCAGTACCACCATTTCCCGCACCATAGTCGTTACCGCCATTGCCTCCACCTGGTGAACCACCGCCACCTTGTGAACTACCTTGTTGAATGTGTGTTCCTCTTTCACCACCTGAAGCAGAAAGATGTGAGCCAAAAGAAGTAGTACCGCCATCACTAGCAGCAAAGTTACCTCCGTAGTTTCCATCACCTCGACCTCCGCCTCCACCACCACCGATAGTAATGGTTATAGCAGAGCCGTTGAGTCCAGTAACAGATTGACCTTCGTAGCCACCGCCACCTCCGCCTCCGTTACCTTCTCCTCCGCCGCCGCCTCCGCCGCCACCAACTAAGGTAACAGTAAAGACAGTCGATGTGCTAGTGCCAGTAGGAGGTGTCCAAGATTGTGTACTTGTGAATGATGCGTTACCTGATACCCAGTCTATAGCATCATAGAAATTACTCATTTTTATCTGTCCTGATTCAGGAACATTAGAGTTCACTCCACCAGGAACATATGAACCACCATCATAGTACTCACTCAGTTGTGTAGGTGCAGAGCCACCAAACTCTGTTTGTATCTCAGATAATTTTATTTGTCCACTTTCTTGTAAAGCCATATTATTTAGCCTCCAGTTCTTCTACCCTTGCGGATAGCTCCTTGATTGATTCAATAAGTAATGCGTGAAGTGCGTCATATTGAACAGTCTTAAATACTGCATCATCACCAGTTTGTAGTGGTAAGGCTTTATGCTTAACTGCTTGAGGTAAAACTTTCTCGACATCTTGTGCGATTACACCAGCAGACTCTTGTCCATCTTGCTTACGAGTAAATGTCACACCTTTAAGTTCTTTGACTTTATCTAAAGCACCTTCAACAACTTCAATGTTGTCTTTGAGTCTTTCATCTGAAATTGTAGTTGAGTAAGCAATAACATCACCATCAACATGTAAATCACCATCAGCCTCAAGACGCATTTCTTCGTTGCCATTAAGTTTGAACTGTATAGTAGTAGTTTCGATGTCAATATGGTCGTTAGAGTCTAATCCAAATCTTCCCGCCGAAGCCCAAACACTACCTGTTACTTGAACACCACCTGTTTCTGTTTCAAGTTTTGCAGAATTGTCGTAGTAAATTGATACTGCTCCGTTTGTTACACCAGTAACAAATGATTCATTTCCAGAACTTCTTAATGATACATTATCACCTTTTAAAAGTAAGTTTCCTGTTCCATTGTCGTGAATAATGCTGTTACTACCATCGTGGTATATTTCTAAATCTTCACCGCCACCTAGCTTTATTTTTTTGTTGTCACCCATTTTGATGCCACCATTAAAAGTAGCTTCACCACTAGCAGACATATCAAGGGTAAGAGCAGTAATAAATGAACCACCATCATTACCTCTAAATAACATATCTTTGTCGGAAACCTCAGAAACAATATGAAAATTAGAAGAACTATTACTTAAAGACGCAAACTGTGTTCCACCATCTAATAAAACTACATCACCACCATCAGCATCTAAATGAATATCATTTGCAGAATCAATAGTAAAAACACCTGAAGTGTTTGCTATGTTGCCTGATACAGTTACACCACCTGAAGTTGTTTCAATTCTTAAAACATTATCGTGATAAAGTGCTGCTCCGCCATTTGTGTCAAAATAAGCCTTATATTCATCATCAGCTGCATTTTTTAAATGTAAATTATCAGCAAGTATTTTTAAATTTCCAGTTCCACTATCTTCAATGAATGAAGCTGAAGCATCGTGATAAATTTTTAAATCATTACCTGTACCAAATTGTGCTTTAATATTATCACCGTGATAAACATTGCCTGTAAAAGTACCACCAGCCAATGGCATCTTAGCTGCAATAGCATTCGTTGTTGTAGTCGCATAGTTAGCATCATCACCCAAAGCAGCAGCCAGCTCGTTCAACGTGTTTAGTGTTGAAGGAGCTGAGTCAGACAAAGCTGCAATCGCAGCATCTGTGTAAGCTGTTGTTGCCAACTTAGTTGAATTATCGTTAGCACTTTGAGTTGGTGCTACAGGATTGCCTGTTAGCGTTGGTGATGCTAATGGAGCTTTTGCATCTATTTGTGTTTGTATTGCACTAGTTACACCATCAACATAGTTAAGTTCTGTGTCCGTGGCTGTGATTGCACCATCAATACTAGGGAATGTAGTCTTTAGTACATTCTTAATCCCTCGTATATGGTCATCACCCTCAGAGACATTATCACCTGCTGCTGGGTTAGACGAGTTTAGGTCATCTATATATTTAGTGCCTGTTAAATCTTCTAAAGCCATTAGTTACTCCTTATGCTGATGCAGCTGTTACTGTTACTGTTACCTGTAGTGTGTCACCAGAGATTACTGCACGAGCCGAGCTAAAGTCTACTACACCGTATAGTGTTCCTGCTGTGCCAGTTGCTGCTGTGTTTAGAAAAGCACCAGCAATTGTAGCTGTTGCGTTTATTGAAAAATCTACACTTGTTCCGTTTGTCATACTTCCACTAGAAGCTGCACCTTCTGTCCATTCTTTTCTGTTACCAGAATAGCCAGTAAGTTCTGCCCAGCTTGAATGTGATGCCATAGTGTCAGCAGCAGCTGGAGTACCAGCACCTTTAAGACCTATGTACCAAGTTGTGTTTTGTGTTCCTGCGTGGAACTGTGTGTCAAGAATGTGATTCAAACCTACTGTAGTGATCAGGTTCTTTTTATCTTCTTCCCACTTGACGTTTCCGTCTTTGTCAAGGCAAGTAACTTTCCAATAGTTAGCCAGCCCTAAATTTACATTATCTAATGCCATTTGTTCTCTCCTTTAGAGTGTTATTATTATTCGTCTGGGTCACTTACCTTAGTCCAAGTAGTACCAGTGTCTTCTGCTTCATTGTTCCACAAGAAGTTGCTTGATGAAGAAATGCCAGATGTTGCACTTAGCGTTGCACTTTCTTCAAAATTTATATTGAATTTTATATTTTGTTCGCTGTCAAGAGTAGCAGTTACAGGCATATCTAGTATACCAGTAGCAGATACCCCTGATTCTAGTCCCATTATTGCAGATGCAATTTTTTCTACATCCTCTCCTCCAACAACATCAGAAATTACTTGTGTTAATGTTGCTGTTACAGGAACTGCAATTGAAGGTGCATAGCCCCAGAAACCATCATCTTCCCAAGTCATCGTTTCTAAATTCCAAGTCGTTGTTCCAGACAAAGGAATGTTTACAGTAGTTCCTAGAGTTATAGAATCTGGAATTATTAAATTGCCAGTACCAGAAAAATCTTCTGTACAAGCAAGTGTTATAGATTCTGGATATATAGCATTTTGTGTACTAGCTGCTACTGACCTCATACCTAGAACTATAGCACCAACTAATTGAAACCCTCCAGCAGCTACAATACCAGCATTAGCACCTAAAGTAATTGGCCCTACATATTTTGCATTGTTTGAGCTAGTGCTTGATGAGTTTAATGCTAACGTAGCAGTTCTACTGTATATAGCATTTGCCCACATATTAGTGCTGTTACTCCAATAAGCGGACTCTGCTGACCAAGTGCTTTGTGCCATTAGCCCTCAACTCCAGAGTATATATTTCTTACTCTCATAGCAGAACCAGAATGTCTATCTCTCTGGTCTTGCTGTTGTAATTTGTTTATTGCATTACTGTATCCATTTAGCCATACAGGTATACGCTCATCGTTCTTTATAAAAGGCTCTGCTTCCATAAGAGCACCATATAGCAAAACGTCTGGTGCATTTGCAGTTAGCCAGTTGCTTGTTACAGTACCAGCAGAACCGTCTCCTAATGGGGTAAATTTCTCGTAGAAAGCCATTTCTAACTGATAGGCTGAGTCAGGTATAGGTGCTAGTTGAATCTCGTCTCCAATCAAAGTATAGGCTCTTGGCTTACCTGTTGTGCTACTGCCATATAGTCTGTCTAGCATCTCTGGTGCAATGTACTCAAGAGGTGTAGTTGGATTTGTGTTTAGTTGTATGTTACGCATTTGAATGTAACCACCAGGCAAGTTAAAATATTGTTGGTCTACTGTAGTGTACATTGTACTTCTTACTTCCATAGGGCGAATGCGTAGCTCCCTATTAATCCTAGCTTCTGCTAGTGCAATAAAATCTGGTATCCTTGCAGTCAAGTCTGACCTATCTAACCAGTCTGCTACTGCCTCTTTTAATTCTGTAAATGTACTTAATGCCATTATACTTTTCCTTTAGTAGTTCTCCAAGGAGCGTTGTCTGGGTGGTTTAACCACTCTCTCATTTTTTCTTGGTTTCCCCATACACCTTCCCTCATCATTTTTTCTACTACGATCAGGGGTATTCTTGCTACTCGGTGTGAAAACTGTGAGTCACCTTTGTATTTGTTTCTTGTACCAGAACTGAACTTGTCTTGTTTATTAAAGTCAGCTACTTTCTTGACTGCCTTATCGTCTTGTTTACTTGCTACTGTAAGGCTTCCGTCTAAATTCGTTATGATTTTTGTATCAATTGCCATAATGTAAACCACCCCAGTTGCCTAGGGTGGTGGTTGGTTATATTAACCAGTAGTGTATCTAATCTTACCGTTAGCAGCTTCGTTGCCACAACGTAGACCGTACTCAACTAGAAGCATCTTCTTCTCTGAGTCACCTTCTTTAGCGATGTCCACAGTTTGGAAATCACGAAGGTAGTCAACTGACCACATATCGTGGTCTAAGAAATATACAACGTCTTGGTCGCAGTATCTGTCAAGAGTAATATTAAATGTACCAAAGTCTGATACATATACATCTACTGCATTGTAGATTGACATATTCTCATCTGATACTGAACGCACTGCATCAGCACGACCATTCATAGCTGTCACTAACTTCTTGTTAGTAGCACCAAGCAACATAGTTGAAGGCTCTCCGCCAGCATTCCAAGTAGCTTCTGCTACTGCAATAATGTCAGCTTCAACAACCGCAGCGTGTGTACTAGAAGTACCAGCGTCAGTTACATTAGATGTAATCCAGTTAGCAGCTCCACGAGTCTCACGAGCTGTAGTTGCGTTACCCGCAGCGGCAGCGTTGTCAGCTAGTAGTGAAGTTTCCATATCACGCTTAAGCTCCTTAGAAGCCTTTGCGAGTTGGTGAGCCATCTCAGATTTTTTACCAGCGTTGTTTACAGTCTCGTGAGTACCAGTAACCTCAACAACCTTTTTAGAGATT